AATCCAGGAGTCAGAGAATACTTGAGTTTTTTATAAAACTCTTTTAAGAAGAGAGAACTGAGATTAGTTACTGTAGCACCAGAGGTGTGTGCTGCTTGATTAGTTTCTTCAAATACTAATTCATCTGGATTTAATTTTGATCGATAGTTGGTGACTCCACTAAAACCACGAATACAACCAGTAAAAGATGTTGTTGTGGAACCAGTGTAGGTAAAGATCTCATCATCAATCTTGAATAATCCGTATTGATTTGGGAAACCTTTAGTGGATGCAACTTGAACAACATCATCTGAAGAAGTAATATCAGCAGACAGAGTTGTAGAACCAGTTATTACTTCTGGAGTTAAATTATCTAATTTAAGATATTGGTCAAGATTATCAGCAAGGTCTAAAGGACCACCCTGATATTCTTGAGAAATATAATATTGCTTTAGAAAATCTACTGCTTTTGGACTTTCTGATAGAATAAATTCTGGTAACTGGTTATCTATTAATTGCTGTACTTGTACTCTCTTATCAACACCAACACCTGTTTGTATCATCTTATACCCTCTTTAGTTCTCCGTTTAAGTAGCTTGAAGTAACTTTGTATCCGACTCCAGATATCTTTTCGCCGGAAGTAATAGTATCTTTAACCATATTTATCTTACTATTGCCAACAGCAAAACTCAAATACAGGTCCTTGAGACCAATAACATCATTTGATTCTGGATATAATTGAACCTCAATTACATTGTTTGCTTTTACTGTTGATGATATGTTGATTGGATTCAACATAAGTTCTCCAGTTTCATAATCTATGGTTCCAGCAGACTTAATTTCGACTGGGTAGTTTCCTTGAGCATCAATATCTTTAACAATTGATACTACACCTTTTTTGGTGAGTTTTCCATTAGCATCTTTAGTTGGAGTATCTGTTAGATAGAAAGTTCCAGTTTTTCCACTAATTGAAAATCCAGTGGTTTTGAGATTGAATCCATCTGGATTTATATGACACTTATTACCAAAACATAATTCATATTGTGCAACTTGATTTACAAGTGCTTTCAAGTTTCTTCTCATAATCACTTTAGTGATGTTTGATGTGATTGCATTATCTACATTATCAATTACTTTACAAACTTGACTATACTTAAATCTACCACCAAACTTGTTGATATTAGATTGTGCATAGGTATTCAGTGTTGAAATAACAGCAGTTTTCAAATCATTCACATTTGTTACTTGTGATGAGTTATAATAAACTGCTGTATCTATCTCAACATAAAGAACTTTAAGGTCTAATAATTTCTGATTAATACCTGATAATGAATATTGCTTCAGTTTAGTTAATATCTGTTCCTTATCAAAATCGGAGATATAATCACCATTCTTCGGTTTAATCGTAATCAAAACATTACCAAATTGTGGTGGATCTACTTCTTCACCGCCTACAACAGAGACAGATTCTGTATTTGGATAGATGTCTTGAATAATTGCTTCATAATCGCGTGCTGTAACCGCCCTGTACTGCGATGAATATAGTCTTGGAGCAAAGTACTTGATAGAGTTAATTGACTCAATATCACCGCCATTTGCTGCCGCTGAAGTAGTTGTTATAGTTACATTGTTTGTTGGAACTACAATCGCATTATTTGCCGATAATACTCTTCCCTGATAAGAGAAGTTTGCTGGTCCATTACCTTCTTTACCATCAGTGATGATATAAGATACCGTGATTACAGTTGAATCTTCGAGTTTCTTACCAAAGTATCCATCTCCGAAGAGAAGTTCATACTTCTCATCTTGAATTTCTTGTATCAGATAGATTTCAGATGTTGATTTTGTATCAATGATATTATTAACAAGTGAATATTCTCTACCTAGTCCAGTATCAGAAGGTCCTTTTACTTGAACTACAATTGTCGATGTATCAATGAAAGAATTATCAAGAATAAACTTCTGATCGAGAGACCCATCAACAATAAAAGTATTTTGAAGATAAGTTCCTTGATAGATTTCAATGTCTGTAAAGGAAGCAACACCATCAACTACTGTTGTGGTGATATTTTCTGGAATTGAGAAGATATAATTACTCTCATTCGTCGTTCCAGTGCACACTAAACCCGCCTGTAAGGTCAATGAAGCAGTGTCTACACTAGTTGCTACATCAAAACTTACAACTGCCTTAGCAGCACTCCTAGAGCGTGGTACATATCCTATATTTCTAGCAAGAGATACGACATTTTCTCTCAATGTTGCTGAATCCAAGAAGGATTCATTCACAATCATATTAGAGTTAAACGCTGTAATATAGGTATTATACGCTAAAGTATCGATTAAGACCGAAAAATTAGACCCCTCAAAGTCAAAATCCGTGAAATTTGAATTTGCACGGAGATAATCCTTCAGAGAGGCTTTTATTTGGTCAAAATCTAGGTTTGTAAATTTAGTGAAAGGCATATTTTATCTTATTGCCTCTAATAGGAACGAAAATTCTTGCGTTGGAAAGTCCTGACCGACAATATCAAAGAAAATTGTTACATTAAAAGCATTATCATCAGGTCTTGGGTCAACATTTATGAATAAATTATCAACCCTAGGCTCAAAATTCTCAATAGTAGTGCGAATTTGAGTCTCAATTACTGATGAAGTACCAAAGTCGATGAAATCAAAGAGACTTGAGCGAACTTCAGACCCCAAATCTGAATTAAAAAACCTTTCAGTAGGTATAGTTTCAACCAAATTTCTTACAGAACGACGAATTGCATTCTCATTTTTGAGAATCGGCAAATCTTTTGTGACAGGATGGGGCTCAAAAGACAAACTAATGTCTCTAAAAGCCCTTGATACCCTGTTTATAGCCATTTGTCAGGTAGTTTCTTGGATTATTTATACTTATGTCCAAGGATTTCCGTATGTTGGCTCAGTTCCATATGACCAATCATCATAATCTTCGTCATTACGAATCTTTTCATGCAGTTCCGTCTGCTTTTTAAGGTCATGACGAGGTGCAGTATCATGCATTACCTCTGTTAATACTCTTTTTGAAGGTAAATTTTGCATCGAACCATAGTCTGAGACGAGGCGATTGGTTCCCCACATCTCCCTCATGTACTCTTTGTTCCTATCGACAGGTGAATTGCCCATTTTAGCTCCTGATTTATACAAATCAGAACTTTTAGAGGGGTTGCTATCCCTTATTCATATTTATTTGCACGAAAAAAGGGGGTGTTACCCCCCTCTTGACTATCAACCTTTACCTTGTCCGCGATACTTCTTCCGCGCTTTATTGCGAGAAGTAGCGGCATACTTTGTATTCATACCTGCTCCCTGACGAGTTTTCTTAGGAGCACCCTCCACATAACCGCCGCCTTTACGCATAGCCATAATTAATTCTCCGTTGTAATTTCAGTATCAAGATCTTCAGGTCTTGGAGTTCCTGTCTGATAAAACTCTATCGACAGGTCCTCCATTATATCGAAATATTCGCTCTGAGTCAAGCTTGAGTAAATCTTACGCCCTTTGCAGTAGATGTTATAAACTTCCATAATCGTTATGATAGATTAAAAGATAAGATAATCCTCTCATCATCGGTTCTATTCGGGTGAGTATAATGTAACACATTAGACGGAAAGATAATGAGAGAACCTTCTTCTACTTCTGGTACATACTTTAAGTAATTTCCCTTATTACTACAAGCATATGGGGAAATAAACTGTGTTGGTGTATGATGATTGCCATTATATTTTATATAACATACAGCACTGTATCCACATACTCCATGATCATGGGGTGTATGAAACTCTCCTTTTTTTGATGTTTCAAACCAACATCCAATTACTCTATATTCACCTTTAACATCAACACAAAATTCTTTAATCTCATTCTTGAATATCATTTGTATCTTATCACGATACCAGTCTTGATTATGATAATAATCTGTACTCAGATCATTATAAGGTACTATATCTGTAGAATTGTAAATCTCCAATAATTGCTGTTGTTTTATATTCCAATCAGTCAAAGCAAAATGATAGATTGGAATATAAAACATATGGTCATAATAATTAGATAACCCTTGTTTTCTCATGACCAACACGAATACGAGGATCACACCAGATTTCAAATCCTGCTTCCTTAGCATCCAAACAGAAACTTACATCCTCTCCACACATATCCTGAACCTCTCCAGATTCAAAGACTTGCATCTTTGGTGCAAACCATGGATACTTCATCTCTGAATGCTCAAAGACTCCATACTTAATCAACAACCATCCAAATCCTACATAATCAACAGTAAATGGTTTCCGACGCTTACTAATACTCTCTAGCGTCTCATGATTCATCACTCCACCATTGTTTCGGAAGTCATCCTCTTCCATCCAGTGAGCAACACTTGTAGTCCTTCCATCTTCAGTGCAATACCATCCAGAAGCAATATCCTGATCCATCAAAACCAATTGATAGAACTTCTCAGTATTAAACACAATATCACTATCAATCCACAGTTGATAATCATAATTCAATTTACCATCCCAAGGTACTTGGTCAGGTCCACGCAATACATTTGCCCCAAGACACTTACAACGAGCAAAGTTCACCATTGAACTATAGTCTTGAGAGATTTGAATACTCCCACCTGCTTGCACAATATCAAAACACAATTGCACAAAATTTTTCAGATAAGTATACGAAACTCCCCTTCCAGGTAGACAGAAGACAATTGACTTGCCTCGAATCATCTCCCTTGCTTTATCGTAGTCCCATTCTGGTTCGCTTTGTTGTGCTGTGGGTGCCTTTGCTTTTACAGTAAATCCTTTAGCCATAACTTAAGTCAATTTAAATTTGAATCGATTCGTATACCGCATACGCGAACACGGTACACTATGAATCATAACGCATTATCTATACAAGGTCAAGTTCCCTTGAGTATTAATTCAGTCCTTACGAACTTCACTAATAACAATACAATCTCCCTCAACTTCCATGTTTACCTCAGTGCCCTCATACCACCCATACTCATTCAGTATCCACTCAGGAATCGTTACATAATACTCTCCAGTAATTGGATCGACCTCTACAGTCGTAAAATTTTTGTCCGGATTTTTTTGCATCGAAGGTATTTGTGTTTCCATTTTTGTTTTATATAGAAAAGTTGTGAGTCTT